TATGCTTTGATCCTGAAGGTCGATGCCAGACCGTTGAAGTCGGCGACGGATCATAGTACCGATCGACTTTTGAAACCAGAGATTAATCCCGGGTTCCATGGCGATCACACGATCCGTTTTCGAATTCTTCGGTACAGTGACAATCTCGTTCCCCGCCTCAAAGGTATGCCAGTTCTCACCAAAGGATTGGGATAAGCTGGAAGACCAAAGAGGGTACGCCTCATCAAACCAATGAGACGTAAGGGAGTACAAGTCGCGCGTTATTCCAGTTTCTCTCTGGAACTTATTGATAGCCGAGACCTCTTCACCTTTAATAAGTGTTGAGTTACCCGGCCCCCAATTTGCTCCTCCGACAAACTCTTCCCCACTAAAATCGCCGAGAATCTCAGATATTTTACGCTTGGTTGCATTAAGCAGCCAAACGTTAGATCCGTTGTTGAGCGGATCTAAGGCTGGGTTTCGAAAACGATTATTAGTCTCGCCACACAAGGTTTCATATTCACGAAACTTCGTGATCGCAACCTTCTTCTTGTCAAATGTGGTTCGCAAGAACGCACTTTTTGATAGAAAAGAGGAAGCGATGTAGTCGAGTCTAAACATGAACGGGTTAATATAATCCGATGCATGACAATCCAACGATGCGAGTTGGTCGTGCTCTCCTGTTTTAAAGAGGAGCCAGACAGACAAGCTGCGTGGAGTGTTAAGAGAGTGAAGAAAGCGGAAGATATCAGCATCAGTATCTTTTGGTGATGCGCGAAAAGACCGAGCTTCTAATAATAGCTCGGAACTTCGTCTCCTAATGGTAGACATGAAGTTGCTCCAGTTTGAATTGACGGAATTAACCAGAAACCCGGTTAATAAACACTCTCGAAGGACTGAACCGCAGGTGGAACGACAGTTGTGTTTGCCAAGAAGTTCTTGACATACGCAAGCAAGTCGTTCCGCTGGGCCAGCGTCGAGCGCTCCGGCAAAACAAACTCAACCGATGCCAGAAGATCGTAGGCCTTTGTCGGTGCCGGCTGGATGCCGGTAGACGTCGAAGGACTTGTCACTTCCAGGACCGGGAGAGCCACCTTGATCATTGCCCGATAATTACGAGCGCCCTTAACGGACGGCGTCTTCATCGAGAATGAAAGGACTGGGAAGCCCAGAGCGATTCCGCTCGAGCGATCAGCCCACTTCGCGACACCCACCTGATCGATGTTGACAGGGGAGAAGGTGTGATTTGCTGGGGTAGCTGCGCCATCAGCAATCGTCAATGCAGCAATAGCTGTCATGGTATTTACTTTTAAAAGTTCAGCGACTGCCGAACTGTTGAGAGAGGAGTGCCATGGCGTTCCACATATGGCCAGTGCTAACAGGATTTTTAAAATGAGG